TGGAGCAAACACTACAGCTCTTGCTGTATCAGACGGATCTACTGGAGCAACTTTAGCTACAAGAGTAATTATTTTAGGAGCAGAATCTCCTCAAGCAATTACAGGAGCTAAAATTGTAACAGTTCCTAATGATGTTGAGAACTGGTACTTAGTTAAAAATAGTACAAGTGGAGCTTACACTGTTCAATTTAAAACAGCTACGGGATCAGGGGACACAGTTACATGGTCTACTACAGATAAAGGATTTAAACTTATTTATGTTGATGGTGCAGGAAGTAATCCTAGTGTTATTGATGTTTTTGCTACTTTTTCCGGAATTACATTAAATAATAATAACCCATTAACATTAAATGATGCTGATAATAATGCTTATGTTAAAATAGATGTACCAACAACAGTAAGTGGTTCTTATACTCTTACTTTACCAGCAGCTGTGGGAGCAGCGGCTGATTATGCCCTGACTACATCAGATGGCTCGGGAAATACACAGTGGACATCAACATCAAGTTTTGGTATAACAACTGGAAAAGCCATTGCAATGGCAATGATTTTCGGATAAGAAACTAAAAGGAATTAAATTATGGCAAACCCAAATATAGTATCAGTCTCAAGTATCTACGGTGAATCCGTAGGATGGAATTTAACAGCAACTACAACTACAACTTTGTTTACAGTTGCCGCAGATAAACTAGTTAAAATTAATAGAATGACAGTGGCGAATGTTGACACTTCAAGTGCAGCATCGGTAACAGTTTATGTGGATACGGGTGCACAAACATCATCTGGTGGTACAGTAGCAAGTGGTGCTTCAGATGTTTATTTAGCAAAAGTAGTTTCAGTTCCCGCTAACGCAACATTGGTTTTAGTCGACACACCAATTTATTTAAGAGAGGCCGACGTACTTAAAGGTGGAGCTAGTGCTGCATCTGATCTGGACTTATTCATTTCGTATGAAGTATTAGACGACGCTTAGGAGGTTTAAATTATGGCTGGCAATGGCGGAATAATTGGACCAACTAACACAACGTCTTTCGGTAAGTGCACGGTTACATCTAAAACATCTACAGGAAATATCACAACACAATCAGGAACTAGAATTATTAACACTCTAGTGGTCGCTGGTGGTGGTGGAGGTGGAACAACATGTGCTGTAGGTGGAGCTGGTGGTGCTGGTGGATATAGATGTTTTTCATGTTTATCTGTGAGTGGAAGCACAGCTTATCCAGCAACAATTGGTGGTGGTGGAGCTGGTGGTGCTGGGCCTGGAAACACAGCTAATCGTGGGATAGACGGAGGAGATTCTTCATTAGTAATTGGATGTACAACTTATACTTCTACTGGTGGTGGAAGCGGTGGAGGAGGAAATAATCCTGAACCCGCTCCCAAAAGAGCTGGAAATCCAGGAGGATCTGGAGGAGGCGGTTCATCTAATCTTGGTGTTCCAGGACCAGCTGGTTCTGGTAATACTCCCCCTACAAATCCCCCTCAAGGAAATAATGGAGGAATAGGTGTAAATGCTTCTGATCCTGATTATTACGGAGGCGGTGGTGGTGGAGCATCAGGTACTGGTACAGCTGGAACCGATCCCGCAGGAGGTGGACCAGGTGGTGCTGGTACAGCTAATACAATTACAGGAAGTTCAGTAACATACGCTGGCGGTGGAGGAGGTGGTACATTTTCTCTTAGTCCTCAACCAGCAGGATCTGGTGGTGCTGGCGGTGGTGGTGCTGGTGGTAAAGGTGCTAATGGAACAGACGGAGGTTGTAATACTGGTGGTGGCGGTGGAGGTGCTGGAAGAGCTGCTGGTGTCGCTAATAATAATGGCGGAGCTGGTGGATCAGGAATCGTCATAGTAAAAGAATTAAGTAAAGCATCAGGAGTATGGACTCTTGATTCTCAATTAGAAGCATTAGAAAATGGAACATGGCCATCACCTGGTGTGAATTTAGATTATTTAGTAGTAGCAGGTGGCGGTGGTGGAGCTTATCGTGGAAATGGTGGTGGTGGAGCTGGTGGTTATAGATCATCAGGTTATGGTCCATCTCCATTACAAGGCTCTGGTGCATTTGTATCACCCGGAGTACATTCAATTACAGTTGGTGCAGGTGGTGCTGGTTCATCTGGAACTGGCGTTAATGGTGGTGATGGAGCTTTAGGAACTAATTCAGTCTTTTCAGATATAACATCAACAGGTGGTGGAGGTGGAACTTATGGTTCTACAACCGAACCAACTAATACTGGTGGTTCTGGTGGTGGTGGTGCTGGTGGACCGTGTTCGGTAGCTGGTCCAGGAAACAATCCTCCAACAGATCCTCCTCAAGGTAATACTGGTGGTACGGGTCATTCAAGTTATGGTGCAGGGGGTGGTGGTGGAGCAACTGCTGTTGGTAGTAATGCTCCAGGTGCAACTGCTGGAACCGGTGGAGCAGGAGCAACTAACAATATTAGTGGTTCATGCACAGCTTATGCTGGTGGTGGCGGCGGTGCTTCTGAATCTCCAGGCGCAGGAGTTTCTGGTGGAACAGGTGGTGGTGGTCAAGGTGGATCTAGAGCTAATAATTCAGCTTCGGGTACTGCAAACACTGGTGGTGGTGCCGGAGGTGGTGGTTATAATACTCCATCACAAACAGGAGGAACAGGTGGATCAGGTGTTGTTATTGTAAGAGCACCAACAAGTGCAGGAGTAATATTTAGTGCAAGTAATCCAGGTGGTCAACAACCAGGATCAAGTCCAAATTATAACGAAGTATCTCAAGCACCTAACGGTGACATGGTAGCAAAATTTATAGCATCAGGAACTTTAACAATTTCAGATTCAAGTGCTGGTTCTAGTGCAGATTATTTAATTGTAGGAGCTGGCGGAGGTGGTGGTGGAGACGCTGGCGGAGGTGGTGGTGCTGGTGGTTATAGAACTTCTTATGGTTGTGGCTGTGTATCAAATTTAAATTTAGGAGTAGGAACTTATTCAGTAACTATTGGTGCTGGTGGAGTAGGTAGAGCTAAATCTTCATCTTGTAAAGGAGCATCAGGAACTGACTCAGTATTTTATGGAATCACATCAGCTGGTGGTGGTGGAGGTGGATCAAATGGAAGTACTCCAGGAGCTGCTGGTGGGTCAGGTGGTGGAGGTAGAGCATCTGGAACTGGAGGAGCAGGTAATACACCTCCTGTAAGTCCTTCTCAAGGTAATCCAGGTGGAACTAACCCAGGAAGTTCAGGTGGAGCAGGTGGTGGTGGAGCAAATGCAGCAGGTTCAGCTGGAGCTCCTCAAAATGGTGGAGCAGGGGGAGCTGGAAAAGCAAATAGTATTACAAACTCACCTGTAACATACGCTGGCGCTGGTGGCGGTGGTGCTAATGGAGGATCCGCAACAGGTGCTTCAGGAGGAGCTGGCGGAGGTGGAGCTGGCGGAAATGGTGGTCCAGGAGGAACTGCTGGAGGAACAGGAACTGCAAACACAGGTGGTGGAGGTGGTGGAGGTTCTTGTAAATGTGGAACATCAGGTGGAACAGGTGGACCAGGTATCGTAGTGGTTCGTGTACCAGGATCAACTTGTGCAGCAGTTGCACCAGGAACTAACAGTTTAGCAACATTACCAGGACCAGCTGGAGGATGTAAAGTTGCATCATTTACAGTAACTGGAACGTTGACAATAAGTTAAAATTAAAATATAAAATATAAATTTAAGGAGTATAAATATGGCACATTTCGCAGAATTAAAAGCAGTGACAGATCCAACAGGATTTACGTCAGATTCACATCAAGTAGTACAAAGAGTGGTAGTTGTAGGAAACGATTGCGTTCCTTCAGACATGCACCAAGATGGTGAAACATGGTGTATTAATTTTTTCAAAGGTGGAATTTGGAAACAAACTTCTTACAACAATAATTTTAGAAAACAATATGCAGGAATTGGAATGGTTTATGATCCTGTAAAAGATAAATTTTTATCATCACAACCTCATGCTTCATGGTCATTAGATTCTAATGATGATTGGAAAGCACCAATAACTTATCCAACAGTTACAGAAGAAGGTGATGTAAGATATTTTATTTCATGGAACGAAACAAAATATAAAGCTGACAACACAACAGGTTGGGAAGCAATAAAATCAAACGACGAATCGGAAACACCTACCAAATATAATTGGAGTGGCTCAGCTTGGGTGTCCGAATAGGAGACTTAAGACATGGCCAGATCTAATGGCGGCATAATCGGTAAAGTAAATAAAACTTCTTTCGGGAAGAATAAAGTTACAGCTCAAACATCTACAGGTTCCATTTCTACACTAGTAGGAACAACAAGTATAGATTATCTTGTTATTGCTGGCGGTGGTGGTGGCGGTTTAGCTGGTGGATCAGGTGGTGGTGGAGCTGGTGGTTATAGAAATTCTATTGCTGGTGAAACATCTGGGGGCGGAGCATCTAACGAATCAAGTGTAACAATATCTGCTGGTGCAACTTTAACTGCAACAGTTGGTGGTGGCGCTGCAACGACAACAAGTGGTAATGCTGCTGGAAATCAAGGAAATGACTCATCTCTCGCTGGAAGTGGAATGACTACAGTTACATCCACAGGTGGTGGTGGAGGTGGTGGAGGTACTTCATCCCCTCAGGGAGCGACCGATGGAGGATCTGGTGGTGGTGGCGGAGGACAAAGTTATCCTTTTGGTGTTGGTTGTGGAACAGCTAATCAAGGTTATGATGGTGGAAATGCTAGTGCACAAAGTGGATCAAACGGTGGTGGCGGAGGCGGTGGTGCTGGTGCCGTTGGAGGAAATGGATCAGGAACATCTTCTGCTGGTGATGGTGGTGCAGGTTTAGCAAGTTCAATTACAGGTTCCTCTGTTACAAGAGGTGGCGGTGGTGGAGCAGCAATTTATCAAAATACAAAAGGATCAGGTGGAGCTGGTGGTGGAGGAGATGGGGGACGACAAGATCCTGTTACAGCAGGATCTGCTGGATGTGCTAACACTGGAGGCGGTGGTGGTGGAAAATGGTCTTGTGGAACATCTTATGCAGGTGGATCAGGTGTAGTTATTATAAAAGAATTAAATAAGGCAAGTGGTGTGTTTTCAATGCAAAATCAATTTCAACTTCAATCTCAAGGATTATGGCCTGATGGAACTTCCTTTACACAATATAATTTAGATTATTTAGTAGTCGGTGGCGGTGGTGGTGGCGCTGGATCTGGTCTGGGTGGTGGTGGAGCTGGAGGTTATAGAGCTTCTGGTTATGGACCTAGTCCTTTACAGGCCTCATCAACAATGGTTAATTCAGGAGCGGGAAATGCAATAGATGTTGTAGTTGGTGCTGGTGGAAGTGCTGGCGGTCCTCCAACTAATTTAGGTACAGGTGGAATTTCTTCTTCTATAGGAGGTATAACTTCAGCAGGTGGTGGAGCTGGTGCCGCAGGAGGTGCTACTAGAGCATGTGGACCAGTTGATGGTGGTTCCGGTGGTGGTGGAAGTAGAGATTCAACACCCGCAGGATCAGGTAATACCCCTCCAACAGATCCCCCTCAAGGTCAAGATGGTGGAACAGGAATTTTTGCAGCACCTAATTATGGTGGTGGAGGTGGTGGTGGAGCCACAGCAGCTGGTAGTAATGGTTCAAGTGGAGCTGGTGGAGCTGGTGGAGCAGGAGCACCAAACACTATTTTAGGACCAGATACAACTTATGCCGGTGGTGGAGGTGGAGGAACATATGGTGGACCTTCTGGTGGAGCTGGTGGAGCTGGTGGTGGTGGAGCAGCTGGACCGAGTGCAACAGCAGGAACAGCAAACACTGGTGGTGGTGGAGGTGCTAAAACAGGTGCTACGGGATCTGGTGCTGCTGGTGGACCAGGAATTGTAATCGTAAGAGCACCATCATCTAGAACTTTTGCAGTTACACCTTGTACAAATTCAACTTCAACTCACCCAGGTGGTGATAAACTTGCTACTTTTACTGTAACAGGTACATTGACAGTTACATAATAAATGTTATATTAAGTTCATAAAGACATATGAACTTAACTAATTATTTTTGGTATTTCCAATCAGCCATTCCAGAACGTATCTGTGATGACATTGTAAAGTATGGTCATCAACTGCAAGATCAAATGGCAGTTACTGGTGGTTATGGTAATGGAAAAAAATTAAATCAAAAACAAACAAAAGATTTAAAAAAGAAAAGAAATTCTGACATTGTTTGGATGAGTGATCGATGGATTTATAAAGAAATACAGCCTTATATTCATCAAGCAAACGCAAGTGCTGGTTGGAATTTTCAATGGGATTTTTCTGAGGCTTGTCAATTTACAAAGTATAGAAAAGGTCAATTCTATGATTGGCATTGTGATGGTTGGGATAAACCTTATCAAAGACAACAAGGAGATTCTTCACATGGTAAGATTAGAAAACTATCTGTAACAGTTAGTTTATCTGATCCTAAGGATTATAAAGGCGGTGAATTAGAATTTGATTTTAGAAATAAAGATCCTGATAAAAAACCCAATATAGTAAAATGTAAAGAAATATTACCTAAAGGATCTTTAGTTGTATTCCCTGGGTTTGTATGGCATAGAGTATGCCCAGTTAAAAGTGGAGAAAGAAACAGTTTGGTTATTTGGAATTTAGGATGGCCCTATAAATAAAGGATAAAAATGAAAAAGAAAAAAGCTAGAAAACAAAAGACAAGAAAAAAATTAGAAGAGATGTCATGTGGTAGTGCAGAGGGATATCCTAAACAATTACAATTAGAGGAATTTTTTAAATGTCCTATATGGTTTGGAGATCAACCTAAGTTTGTAGATAGTTTAAATAAAGCATCGGACAAATATATTGAAACAGCTAAAAAAAATTTAAAACCCGAAATAGATAAACGTAATAAAAAGTTTGGTGACAAAGGTGATATGGGTCATGTGTTTCACTCAACATCATTAATAGGTGATCCTAATTTTGAACAACTTTTAAGTTATATAGGTGGAACAGCGCATAATTTATTAAACGAGATGGGTTTTGATTTAACAAATTATCAACTATTTACTACAGAAATGTGGGTACAAGAATTTTCTAAAAAAGGGGGTGGACACCATACATTACACACACATTGGAACGGCCATATATCTGGTTTTTATTTTTTAAAAGCAGATGAGTCTACATCTTTACCTATGTTTGAAGATCCTAGACCAGGTAATGTTATGAATCTTTTACCAGAAAAAGATAAAAAGAAAGTAACTTATGCAAGTTCACAAATTAATTATCAAGTTAAACCAGGTAGAATTATGTTTTTTCCATCGTATATGCCGCATCAATATATAGTTGATATGGGATATAATCCATTTAGATTTATACATTGGAACTGCCAAGCAATACCAAAAGGAGTGTTAAATGTCGTTCAAAAATAATAAGTATACAGTATTAAAAAATGCTATCTCACCTGAGTTAGCAAACTTTGTTTATAAATATTTTTCTAATAAAAGAAATGTAGCAAGATTTTTATTTGACCAAAGATATATCTCACCTTTTACAGATTATTGGGGTATTTGGAATGATGATCAAGTGCCTAATACTTATTCACATTACAGTGACATTGCTATGGAAACATTATTACAAGAAGTAAAACCTGTAATGGAAAAACATACAAAATTAAAACTATCTGAAACTTATTCATATGCAAGAATTTATAAACAAGGTGATGTATTAGCTAGACACAAAGATAGATACTCATGTGAGATATCTACTACATTAAATCTAGGTGGTGATCCATGGCCTATATATCTTGATCCAACAGGTAAACAAGGTCAAGCCGGTGTTAAAGTAGATCTTAAACCAGGAGATATGTTAATATATTCTGGGTGTGAATTAGAACATTGGAGAGAAGAATTTAAAGGAAAGAACTGTGGTCAAGTATTTTTACATTACAATAAAGCAGGATCAAAAAATGCTAAAGTAAATGTATTAGATAAAAGACCGTTACTAGGATTACCATCCTGGTTTAAAGGCTTTACATTACCTAAAAAATAATATATATTATAAGCTTGCAGGGGGATGATCCACCACAGATTCCCTCTGCTTAAATCTATTGAAATCACCTACAATCTGATATAACACCTAGTAAACAGGATTTTTATATGTTACAAAAACTAGGTTTTTTACCCGGATTCAATAAACAAGTTACATCAACAGGTGCTGAGTCTCAATGGACAGGCGGTGAGAATGTACGTTTTAGATATGGTACACCTGAAAAAATAGGTGGTTGGAATCAATTAGGAGAATCAAAATTAACAGGAGTTGCAAGAGGACTTCATCATTTTGTTAATAAAGAATCTACAAAATTTGCAGCAATAGGTACAAACAGAATTTTATATGTATACTCTGGAGGA